AGGAATAGCATTCAACACCGAACTGACAAGGAAGCTCTCTGTGACTACGCTGTCTCCCACTGTGCAGGCGTTGTTTAAGACTACTGTCGTTCCCGTAGTGGCTGTGTAGTCTGTAGATACAAGGCGTACCCCGTTTCTGTAAACGTCAATGTAGCCAACGGTGTAGGAAGGCACACTGAATGATGTCTGTCCCGCTGTCGCTGTGAAGTTCGTTACGGTTCTGTAGGCTGTAGTCGTTACTCCGCTTGCTGGGATACCAAGGTATCTAACGCTGATGTTGCTCGTACCGCTTGGTGGAGCGGCTGAGAAGGTCAGGGTTGTGCCTGATACAGAATAAGTTGATGGGTCTTGAACAACACCCGTCACTGCAATAAGCATTGAAGTAGTTGATGCAGGAGCCACCGTCATGGTGAACGCTGTTTGTGAGCCTGTCCCTGAGAACGTGTCAGTCAGGAAGGCGGCTGAGATTGGGGCGTTGCCGATATAACTCATCCTGCAATCTCCATAAGAATCATATTTACAATGCCTCTATCAGTATTACTAAAATCAACTTGTCCACCAGTGCCACCGTTTCTAAAATATGGCGTATATGTTGTAGATGAAGTTGTTGCGGGTGAATCTAATATCGACATTGAGTGCGGAGACAACATATAACTTCCACCCGGAGTAGTAAATCTTTCAAGCCCCCAAGAGGAATTACCTAAATTTGTTGTATTGTTGCGATAAATTGTTCCGTAATATTGAGTGCCTGCAGCAGTATTACAAAAAATAGACCCGCCATTAACCATAATTAAAATTTTGCTAGTGGCATATGTTGGTGTTATTGACGCAGAAAAATTTGTTGTTACAAATGAAGTAGAGGTTGTAGTTACTACAACATTGTCAAGAGTAGCAGTTACCACCTGCAACACAGCACCCGTACCAAGTTTGGACGTACTAATAGCCGCAGATGCTGAGATGCCAGAGTTGTCTATTGTTGATACTGCCATTATTTGTTCTCCAGCGCTTCAATCCGAGCGGTTAGTGCGTTGATTGTTTCGGCTTGTGTGTCATTTATTGCTTTTAGTTCTTTGATAGCGTTGACCATATACCAAGTTAGGTTGTCAGTCTGAACAGATAAAACGCCGCTTGATTCTTCTTTTACGCAATCTGGCAACACAGCCTGCAATTCTTGAGCAATTACGCCAAGTTGAACGCCTTCTTTTTTAATTACTGCGGAAATTGGTAATTCTGTTATTTCTTCTTCAATACGATATTCAAAATTGCGAACACGGACTGGTAATATTTTGTTTAATCCATCTGTGTTGTCTACAATATTCTTTTTAAGGCGTTGGTCAGAAGTAGTTGACCAAGATGCGTTATTTGCTTGGTTATACGCACCAGAAGAACCTCCAATGTATGCGGTATTAGAGCCTTTTCCTTGAAATGGAAAACCTCCACCAATCACTGTTTCATTAACATCAGTTGCCGCATTTGGAATTGCATTCCTACCAACACAAGTATTTACCGTTCCACTTGAAATGTTGTCTCCAGCAGAATAGCCAATACAAACGTTGTTAGCCCCCGTGTTAATTGAAGAACCTGCGCCATATCCAGCAACGGTATTGTTAGTACCAGACGAAATTGCATTTCCAGCGGCTGAACCAAGTGCTGTATTAGAGGAACCAGTAGTCACCCTCAACGTGTACCAGCCAACACCACAATTATCATTGCCCGTTGAGTTTGACCTTAAAACATTGTGCCCAACTGCCGTATTTCTTTGGCCGGTTGTATTTGATAAAAGTGCATCATCTCCAATGGCGACTATTTCGTATCCAGAAGTATTGGTTTTAAGAGCGTTCACACCAATAGCAACATTATCTGTTCCAGTATTTGTATTAAGTCCTGCGTTATACCCTACAAAGGTTGTTAACCCTGATGTAGTACCTGTAGCCCCATACACAGTACCCAACGCAGTAGGCGTAGCGGCAGATGTTGATACTGTTGTCCATGTAGGCGCCGCACCAGAGCCACCAGAAGTTAGTACTTGACCCGATGTCCCATAACTAGGGCTACTTCCGACACCAATTGCTTGGCTTGTATTGATAGTTACTGCCGTAGTGTTACTAGACCCTGTTTGCAATGTCAGGCTTGAGTTACCGCTGGCTATGTTGGTAATGTTTCCCAAAGCGGTTGTGTTTACCGTCCCCTGACCCGGTGCAATCACCTGAGTTATTGGGCTTGTGTAGTAAACATAAATGTTGTTAGTCCCGCTGGATGGTGCGGAAGTAAATGTGATTGTGTTGCTACTGATGGTGTAAGCTGAACTGGGGTTTTGAGCTACGTTGTTAACCACCACCTGCACCTGCGCCACAGACGCAACTGGGCGAGACAACGTGAATGCGGTCGTACTGCCGTTGCCACTGAAGTAATCAATGGCTGGCGTAAAAGCCTGCTGGGTGGGAGAGTTACCGATTGCTGCCATTTAGACCACCGTCAATCCTGATACCCAAGCATCGGCTGAAGAAGACGCGCTGGCTACCACTACCAAAACATCACTTGCTTGCAGAATAATCCTGTTGCCTTGGATACATTCGTTAGAACCACCCACAGCCACAGTTGCACCTTTGACTAGATAGTAGTTGACTGCTGAACGGGTAAAGTAAACGTCACAAGTAATGGGTGAAGTAGAAGTGTTAGACACCACAAGGCTGGCTACAGCCAATGTGCCAGAAGACACCGTAGTGACGGTTGACCCGCCAGTGCTTATGTTCTTTACTCCATACGATACGTTGGTGTAGGTTGCCATTTTTTATCCCATCATGAAGGCTAGGTAGTACGCTTGGTCTGCGGAAGCCGCATTGTTGACTGCCCATGTCGGAGCCGTACCGTTAGAAGTCAAAATATATCCGTTAGCGCCGATGCCCAACTTAGACAACGCAGTGCCAGAAACGTAGTAAACCATGTCACCAGCGGTATAACTTGTCAGACCTGTACCGCCATAGTTACTAGCAATAGTCCCGCCTTGCCATGTACCGTTACTGATGACCGTAGTGCCAAGGTTAAGAGCGTTAGTGCCCCAAGTCACATTCTCTGGGAGATACCCGTGTACGTCCCATGTGCCAGCCACTGTGCCGTTTGCTAACAATACAAGTTCAACCGCACCGCCAGAAGTAATAGTGCCGATAGCGCCTGTGGCGTAGTCTTGCAGAGTCAGCGTTCCAGTTGCATTGTTGTTGAACACAAACGCTACACCTGTAGTGAGCGTTGTAGCATCAGGCATCGTATAGGTCTGGTTGCCCGTACCGTTCAATGTCTGTGAGTAACTAGATGCCGCTGTCAGGGCTGTTGTACCGCCTGCCGCTGATGTCGCTGTATCGGACTGATTAAGTCGGTTGATAGATACGTTCTGGTTAGCATCTCTCAACATCACTGAGTTAGCGCCAGAAGACGAAGTCACACCCGTGCCACCATAAGCTACGCCTACAGTTGTACCTTGCCAAGTACCAGAAGACACAGTACCCAACGCACTTACGTTATCAGATGCGTCCAGATTGACGGACTTCTCAGCAGGGTAGGTTACAAAGACGTTGACTGTCCCAGAGAACGTAACCGCTGACCCCGTATTACTGGAGGCCAGAATGGTTGTGCGTGTGAGAGTCGGGCCAGTAGTTGAGTAAGTCCCTACGCCTGCTTCCCAGTTGCCTGTAGCGTCAAACGCCGCATAGTATGTAGTGTTGCCATTTCCAATAACGGCAAAAGACTGAAAGCCTGTAACAGAACCGCTAAGTGTAAAACTTACGGTGGTGTTGGCTGTTCCCGTTTGCTGCGTTCTGTCGGATAAAACTAACGCCATTATGTGTTCTCCAACGGTTCTTTAGCCCAAGTGTAGCCTTTGTGTGATTTGCGGGTGCCGTTTAAGCACTTGATTACGTTTGCGTGTTGGAAGCCTGCATCGTTCAGAGCGATAGAGCCAATAAACACAATAGTGCTACCGTCTTCAATGCTTGTGCCTACCCACTTCCAACGGCGATTGTTTGTATTGCCAGCGGCATGTTTATTCCCTTTGGCAATCTGACTAGCAACTTGTTTTTGTTTTGCGGAGGTGGGTTTACCTATCTTGTCGGCACCCATTAACTTTCTAGACGCTTCAGATACTTTATGCCCCGCCGCACGTTTATTGCCAAGCCCTGCCAATCTGTTTTTTTCACGGTGTTCTGGCGTTTGTTTATACCCAGAAGTGCCGTCACCTCCATCAGTTAAGTTGCAAAGTTTAAAGCCAAGGTCTCGGAAACAAGAAATAAGTAACTTCTCATGCTCAAATGCCTCAACCTCTGTCTGCCACTTTGCAAGCACTTCAACTTTGGGCTTGCCGTACTTTGCTACAACTTTATTCCAATAGTTGTTTCTGCCTTGTAGATAATGTGGACGACGCTCATTACTACCTTTTCCAATATAAAAAAGGGTTCCTTGCGGGGTGTAATGAGCATACGTGCAAAACACAAAGTTTCCTATAGATCAGGAGGTACAGGTGGTTGAAAATGTGACGGTGACAGTATCACCAGATGTAACAGTCTTGGCAGTGCTGAAGTTGCCTTCTGAGTACAAAGTACCCGCAGTGCTAGAGATTGTGCTGACTGCGCCAGTACCTGTCACCAAGAAACATCCATACACAGTAGCAGAACCTGTCATTGTGTAGGTGATAGCCGTAGCCGTTGACGTAGTGACGTTTGATGGGGTTGTGCCAGATGAACTAGCCGCTGCAAATACAGCCGTACCGCGCACTGCTGAACCGCCCACGGTGTAGGTAGTCAACTCAGTCCATGTCTTAGAAGACATAGTGTCTGTAGCCGCGAATGTGGTGCTGTTGTTAATCAGACCTAAGAATGGGCCAACAGTGGTGTAAGTGCCAGATGTGCGGAGCAGAGTGTCTAACAACAACTGCTTACCAACGGCTACGACCAAGTTAGGGAATGCTTCGTCCCACTTGAGGTTGCCCTGTGCGTCACGGCACTCTACTTGGTAGAAGCCTTCAATGCCCATGCCTTCTGGGATGGATGCGTTTGCTTGCAGTGTGGCTACGGCGTTATCGCCAAAACCGGATTGTTCTTTGTGCATATATGCTCCTATAAGATGCGAATGATAGACGTTTCTGGGTTATTGGCAGGAAATTGAATTTTGAAATCTTGAGTCAAAGTTGTTTGATCTATTCCAAAATTAAGCACCCCCACTGACTTGTTGCTCTTAGTGAAATTATAGATAAGAGCCCCTCTTACAGCAAAGGTGGTTGCGTACCAGATTGGGTCCGCAAAAGAGGCATATCCGGTGTCGTTGCCAACACCCACAGTAGGCACTAAAAGCACTTGACCGCCTGCTGTATATCCTGCACTAGTTACTTCCCCAGTCGTCGTATAGACAGTTGTGTTGCTGTCCAAGGTGGCGGTGGAGTCGTATAGAGCAATCTTGAATACATCATTCAAAAAGTCATGCACCCCCAAGAGCACTTGCTGCTTAAAGGATGCGGTAAGTCCTGCTACAAACATCTAGTTACCTCGCAGGAATTTTAATTTGGCCATCACGATAAGAATCGCCACGCTGTTTGCCTTCGCCCAAGTTCTGGAGCAATGCAAGGGATTCTTTGTATTTGGCGTCATACAACGCCATCATGTCTTGCTCTCCCTTCATGAACGTATACGCCTCAACCAGTGAGCCGTACAGTAAGGAAGAAGAGAAGTTTTCGCTTATCCATGTCGTACCGGCAGTAACAATCGATACAGGATAGTAGTAGTAATGCAGCTCTGCTTTGTAGCTCATGTCAGGCGTAGGACCTAAGATGAACGACAACTCGTTTACGTTGTTGTAAACGGGGCCAAAGATTGCATAGTATTTTGGTTTGGCGGTAGCCGTTGGAGAAGGATAGACCTCACGTATGAAGTTCACGTCCTTACTAAGCAAATACAAGTAATCGCCTTGGAAAGTAAGCGCTCCAGATACTGTTCCGCTGTTGGCCACTGAAAGGGTAACTGTAGTCCCCTCTATCAGATACACAATCGCTCCTGTTCCAATTCCCGTGCCGTACACAGCCTGACCTATTTCAAGGTTTGTTGCACTGCTGACAGTAATCGTAAAAGCGCCTGACGTGCCAGTAGCAGTAGGGGTCGCATAGCTGTATATGGCCAATGAGTAGGTAGACAAGTAGTCATCTGGGGCAGACAAGTACTTATTGCCAGAAGTCAAGTCTCCCGTCACGTTCTTGCGTAAATTGGCAAGTTGGACTGAGTTGTAAATTCTCTGTTCTGCTTGGTCCACAAAAGTGGCAAGCTCCGTCGCCGAGAAAACGTTCTCGGTATAGGATTGAATAGCAGCGGTGAGTTCAGCGTAGGTCATGTTATCAGCGTGGTCACTTGTGCTAACAGCCCCGTGGCTGTCAGTTGTTTGGATGGCGGCATAGGCATCATACCTATGCTTGCAAAAGAAGTGTCAGAAGTTTCACCAACAAACACCGTTACAGCCATCCTAGCCTCCGGTCTTGGTTGATATAACGCCTGTGGCTCAGTGATATTTCGCTTTGGCTCCAACTGGGGATGCTTTGGCTCATAGCACTCTGGGCAGACCTTAAACCCCTTCCAATCCTTGATAAGCGTCAGCAGTTTGTAGCGCTGGCCACATTGGTCACAAAGCGCTATCGCAAACTTGCCAGATGCGTATCCTGCGCCCATAGTTACATCTGCGAGTAAGTTGGGACCAAGAAGACGCTGGCTGTGTCCCTATCTTCAGTGGCTGCACGGGCAAATTCTTCCTCGTACAACTGCTTAAGCAGCACTACGCGATCGGGGGCTTTTTTAACCGACAAATGAAACGCTAATCCTGCCGTCAACGCGGGCAAGAACCGGAATACAACATCCGCTGTATTGGTGTATGCGCCTGCATTTTCAATACGACGAATGGCGTAGTAGACAAAGGTCCACGTCTGTGTCGAGTCAGGAGCAGGGTACAGATACACCGTGGTAGGCACAGAACGCTGTACATAGTACTGCGCAGGGCGTGACTGGGTGTTCTTATTTGGGATATGCAACCATTCAGCGCGGCTGATACGATCAATTGTGATGTCTTGCTGGGTGGCAAGACCTGCATTCGTACGAATCACCGCAGACAAGGCATTGATTGTGTCCGAGGGGAGGGTGTACTCGTACACCCCAGCAGTCAAAACCTGCTGGCGCTGCACAATTGTCCACAGGTTTAAGCCGCGGTTTCCCCACTCAGCAAACATCAAATTCAGCGATCTAATCGCTGTTTTCATGTCGTAGCCATCACGAACTTCAATGCCGCAGCGCTCATACGCTTCGGCGATCATGTCGTCGAATTGCAGATCGAAGTTGGATACGCCCGAGGTGCTCATGGTTTAGTAGATTTTTGCAGTACGTGAACGAGCAGCACCTACGCCGCGCACCTGAACGGTGTCCCCGTGGACAGATTTTTTAACAGGAACGCTCAATGTGCGACCCTGAGAAGTGCTGCCTACGCCGCTGACCATACCGCCAGTGGCAAAGCCCTTTTTGGCAATACCAGCGCCTTTTTTGGCCATTCCGCCCGTTGAGTAACAATTTTTCATAGCGTCACCGCCTTTCCTAAATTTTTTGCCTTTACTGGCCTTACTGAAATCTTTGCCCACAGACTGTGGAATCCCTACCTTCTTTGCAAATGCAGAGTTGTGTGCCACTGCATCCATCAACTTTTTCTGCTTTGCTGACTTAGCTGGCATCAGGCCCTCGCTTGAATAAGCTGGTCAATTTTTGCTTCAAGCTTGTTAAAGCGTTGGTCAATGTGGTCAGTAATTCTTTGCACTTCTGCGTTAGTTGCGTAATCACGTGCGATCTCCTCGCGTGTTCGGTTGAGCAGGATTTCAACCCGCTTTAACTCGTCCGATTTGTCTTTCCATACCCACATGAGTACAGCAGAAAGAGCGGATAAGAGTGAATTCCATATAACCATTTCCATCAGCATTTCCATGCCCGCAGGCTTTTGTTAATCCTAGAGTTCGGGTCTTTCGCTGTTTTTGCGGATGTCAATTTTTTCTTCAGGCCTGACATTCTGGCGCAAAATGAGTCTTTCCTTGATCCGCCTTCTGGTTGCGGCGGTTTCAAGTTCATCCCTTCTTTTTTCGCAGAGGCTCGCCCCTTGGCGTTTAATCCGCCCTTGGGGTTCTTGCCTTCCTTGCGTTGCCATGCAGGACTCTTCATTTTTTGCTCTTAGGTTTCTTTGCTGTTTTAGCAGACTGGATAAAGGCGTTAGCAGTTGGGGCACCTTTGCTTCCAACTTTACGCATTTTTTCTCCAGAACCAGCGGCGATACGCTTTTTCTTTGCATTAATATTTGCATAGAGACCCGGTTTCATAGCAAATCCTTAGTACATCTTGCACTGCTTATTGCGTGCCATGCCTACGCCACGTGGAGCCACAGAGCCTGATGGGGCTTGATAGTTCTTACGTGGGGTCTGCTTTGGACCGCCTTTAGACATATCTTGACGTTGTGCACCGGGCTGGCGCTCGCCTTGATAGTTTGGATCTTCCATTTTTGTTGCACGTCCCATTTTTAGCTCCTTAGCCGTAAAAGAATGTGACAGAAGTCACGTTTGTGAGGGTGAGATAGGGGTCTGCTTCAAAACGTACGCCATCATTTGGGATGATGACATACATATTGCCTGTGGCAGAACTTACAGGAGTATCAAACTTAAGAAGTTCTGTACCGCCTGAGCCACCATCTTTAAAAGATACTGAACCAGCGGACGCCCCTAGTAGGGCATATACCCCTTTGATACGAGCACGGGGTAGACCAATACCGGTTGCACCGGTACTAGTCATCGTTTTTGCTTTTACGTCAAATTGAAAGCCCATGATGAGCTCCTATTAAGCCGTACGGGTAAATACGTAGGCGGTTGCGCTAGAGAACATGATTGTGAAACGACCAATACCGGTTGCACCAGCAGCGATAGTCAAGTCACCAAAACTTCCTGCTGTATCAGCAGCAGCAGAAGACAAGATACCGTTGGTAGCTACAGCAATCGTCACTGTTGATGCGCCAGCAGTGTTGTCAACATACAAGTCCAACACAGTGCCTTGCGTTGCGCCAATAGCCGCGCCAAGCAATGTGCCTGTGGGCAAAGTGATGGTTGTGGGAGATGCTGAAGTAGAAGTAATGTAGCCCGTTGCAACCTGTGCTGCAGTAGCTACGGCCGTTGCGTTGATCGCGGCTTTTGAAGGGTGATTTTGGTCAGTAAAAACCAAATTTGTAGTGGTTAAATCGGTAACACTGGTAGTAGCGCCAAAGGTGCCGGTAACAGTGACTGCGCCAGTAGTAGCGCTCTGAGTAATTGACTGGAAGCCGTTCTGGGAACGAACTGGTCCGTTAAATGTGGTATTTGCCATTTTTGGTCCTTACATGCAAGTTGTAGCGCATCTATCTGCATGTCGTCTAGCCCGGAAACTAGTTAGATGCGCCGGAAAATCCGGAATGCCTTGAATATACACCATCTACAAAAAAAGAAAAGGGGTCCGAAGACCCCTTTTTTGTTTTCCGTTTGCTTACGCGCCGGGAGAACCGTAGATACCACGTGGGTCAGACCAGCCGAAGCTGTAACGCTCACGGGCCTTGTAGCGGACGTTACCAGTGTCAAAGTCGCCTTCGAAGGCAGTCTTGATTGGTGAACGCTCGAACATCTTGAGGCCGTTAGGCGCATCAGTGATCAAGAACCATGCGTTGGTGTCTGTCAAGAAGTGGTTGACAGCGTAACCTTCGGGAACCAAGCCCATAGACTTGATCGCGTTGATGTCGTTGTCTGCACTAGAGGTGCGCAGAGTAGACTTCATCAGGCGCTCAGCCGTGAACTGGAGTTCCTTAGGAACGATCATCTTACGCACAGTCAAAGCTACGCGCAAGCCACGCTCGTCAGTGAACGCTGCTACGTCGATGATGCCTTGCTCGAGAGAAGTCTCGTTCAAGTCAGCAGGAACAGCAGGAGTGTTACTGAAGTTAGGGCCCAAAGCAGTTGGGTGCGCTGTAGAACACAGAGCAACACCGTCGCCACCTGCATAAGCACCGCCAGTAAAGGCGTTGTTCAATACAGAAGCGCCCTTGACTTGCTTGGTGTTAGCCATTGAACGAGCCAAAGCCTTGGTGTAACGGCCTGACAGACGGTCGTAGAGGTTGTCCTCAACGGCTTCTTCTGTCAATGCGAACGCCATAGCGATGGTTTCGTGTGTGTAGCGAGCTGTGAACGATTCGATAGCGTTGTCATATTGCAAGCCAGCACCCTCAGTTTTCACTGGGGCAGTGCCGAAGCCTGTCAACATAACTTCTTCTTCGAATGCACGGTCAGAAGTCTCAATTGCAAAGATTTCTTCGTGCTCGTTTTCGTAGCGCTTGTACTCCAAACCGAACAAAGCGTTCAGGCCGGGCTCTAGTTCTTTAACTAGTTGGGAACGTGTAATAGCCATGATTATGCTCCGTCAGATGCAACACCGACGCTACCGTATTGGTGTTGGTTAAGTTTCACAACTACGACAGCGTAGTTACCAAATGCATTCTCAGGAGATGTGTCGATACCGACAATCTTGAAAGTTAATGCGGCGGTTTTGTCAATAGTGGCAGAGTCCAAAGACCCATTTGACACACCAGACGTTGTGCTACCAGTAGTGGAAGCAGTTGGGTCAGCGTTCTTACCGATGTTAGCTGCAACGACAGAGCCGCCCGCTTGAATCAAGAACAATTGACTTGGATCATCCAACACTTCACAAATAATGATGCCATTCTCGGTTGTGATACTACCGGGGTAGTAGTTCTTCCAAGTTGGCTTATTTGCACGGGTTGGGTCGTTGTACTGAACACCGTTGAAGACGCCTGTTGGGGCGGCATGTGTAGATGCGTTGTACTTAATGATGTAACCATCATATACGACGACTAGGTCGCCTTGATAGATGGCTCCGGCCTGACCGTTAGCAATCGAGTAGCCATACTGCTTTTGAGCACCAGTGGCTGACAAGTTACCAACAGGACGCAGACCAAAAGGCTTATTTACGTTTGCCATTTGTAGCTCCTACAAGTTGTGGTTATCAACCTTGCGGTTGACGGAATGTTGTGCGCGAGCTCCGCTCTGGGGATTGGATTCGCATCGAAGAGTGTGCGTTTTCACGCATTAACTCGTTGTCCACAGCAGTCAACTGATCCTGAGCCTTCTTACGGAAATATTCAGAACGCTCTTTTATGGTTTCCTTGGGGATTCTTGCAAGCAAGAGACCACCAACAGAAATCACACCAGCGTGCTTTCCGTCCTCTACTGTAGGAAGCATGTCCTGATATTCTTCAGCTACTTCCTCTAAGCGAACGAGTTCATAACCTTCGCGCAACTTAGAGTAGACGTTTTGTTTGTCAGAGTGGCCGTTGACTTCTGCACGAATCCAACGGTGCTCATAACCTTCAGGGGCAGGAGGCGCGTCAAGACGTGAAGGGGGTGCCCATGGCTTGCGTCGCTCTTCTTTAACACGACCAGTCGTGTTGCGGGATGCGCGATCGATAGTAAGTTCTTTGCTCATGTTTTACTCCTTTACGTACTTGGCATATTCCTCGAGAGGAACGCCCAGTTTTTTTGCAATAGCAACCTGACTCGGCGATAACCGGACAGTTCTGCGCGCACTATTTATTCCCGAACTACGGGTTGCAGGGGCAACAGCAGGCGCGGAACGCTGTTGTCTGGGTTGTTCAGCAAAGTGCTTCGGAAATTCATCACGAAGTCTTTGGTCGAGCTGAGTATAGTACTCATCTGAATCGGGTTCAATACCCTCTTCCTCAATTAATGTTTGATGGATGCCCCAAGCACCATACGTCAACATACGATTCTGGCCATACCAAGCATTCTTGGACGCCCAATCTTCAGCCTTGGGACTTGGACGCGCTTGTTGCGGTTGCGGTGCCTGCTGCTGTTGTTGTGGGGCCTGATACTGTGGCTCAGGGGCATATTGCTGTTGGACTTGCTGCTGGTTGTTTTGCGGCTGATCCTGCAACCACCCAGCGACTTGACGTTGCTCATGGACTAAAGCAGCCAAGCGTTCTTGGGCTTCTGTCTCAGTATCAATGTCATTCTCCTCACGTGCCTTCTTAATGATCTGGCGCAGAGAAGTTTGCTGGGAATCCAAACGTGCCTTGGCTTCGTTCAGGCGACTGAAGTCGGTCTGGACAAGCTTTTGTTGCAGTGTTTGGGTTTGGTTTTGCAAGCCTTTTGCGTATTCCAAGGCCGCTTGTTCACGGCGCTCGGCTTCGCGCATGCGGGCCGTTAGCTTAGAGATGCGTTTTTGTACCGCATCATTAACAGACTCGAGCTCTGACCTATTGGCCTGCTCGGGCTGTTGTTCTTGGGTTTCGACTTGGGGCTGTTGCCCTTCTTTGTCGTCAACCTCGTTTTGGACAGAGACGTCAGTGGCCTTTTCATCGGCCCCTAAGTCAAACTCCAACTGATCGTCGTTCATTAGTGTTGCCATTGCTTACCTCATATATGCAGAATGTCTTCTGGGTCCTTGATCGTCGCCAAGATTTCGTCATCGTTTAGGATGCGAATCTCACCGCCGTCGATGGCCATCCGCGCCCCCGCGTAACGACCAAAGATGATCCAATCGCCCTCTTTGCACCACGCACCGGTGGGGAACTTTGCTTCGTCCTTGTAGGCAAGCGGACCAACGGACAACACATACGCGCACGTAGTGGTCAATTGTTGGCGTTCTAGGGTCTGATCGGCTAATTCAATACCGCCTTTGGTCTTTCGAGCACCTCGGTACGGTAGGACAATCACGCGCCAGCCGGTGGCTTGAGGCAAGTGCTCTCGAATGTTCGAGACTTGCTCATCGTGATCTTTACGAGCTTCTGCTACAGCAAAGGCATCTGCTGTGGCCTGTGCGACGGCTGCGGCGGCCTTTTCAGCCTCCTCAATCGCCCATTTCTCTTCTAGTGCAGTCATTTCAGTCATCTAAGGTCCTCTTGTAGGTCTGGGTTTTTGCGCAACAAACCATTTACGGCTTCTTTCACAAATCTGTAGCCCTCAAGACGGCCCATCAAAAACTTGTACTGCTCCATATCTTTTACCTTACCCGCAGTGACGATGTCCTGCGTCTCGCGCTCTAGGTCGCGAATGGATCGGTGCAGATTCTCAACAAACTCAAGCATGGATCACTCCAATGAAGCAGACAGATGGGGCCCTGTCTGTAGGCAATGCGTGCATTATGCACGTGTTTTACGCAATTTTCACTTTCTTGAACGCATCTTTTCTATAAACGTACTTCACGTCAGGCTGTGGGCTGGGCGCTTTGCTGCGCTTGGGTTGCCCGGTCAGCATTTTGCTGTTCGATTTGGCTGGCGTGTTGGATTGCGTTTTGGGCGATTTGCGAGGCATGTTGCGCTCCTTGTTGATTCATTTTCTTGTGCTCTGTGCCGTGTTGGGCAGAAAGCTTTTCGTAGTCGAGTTGCAGTCTGGCCGAAGCCTCTTGTTGGTCTGCAGCCTCTTGTTGTTGATCGAGTTGCAACTTGGCAGTATCGATTTGATTGCGTTGCTGATCGCGTTGAGCGTTTTGTTGCAGCTCTTGCTTCTTCAGCCCCACCAGTGGGTCCTCTTGGTTGCCCATCATTTGGTTTTGCTGCTGCTTGACTTCTTGGAAGTACTGAGCAGTCTTCACAGCAACCATAGCTTCGCGCTGTAGTGCAGAAATCATGCGATCTGGGTCGGTGCCGTACTGTTTGAACAACTCGGCTTCCACATCCTCTTCTGCTTTGAGTTTGATGTGCTCGAAGACGTGCTTTTGCAAGTTGACAGCAACGTTTGGCATAGATTGGACCAGAGGCGACATTCCCATCATCAAGTGAGCCATGATATGGGCATCGTGCTGTTGGCCAGCAAACGCTTTGAGCGCCACACCGTCCAGAACCTGTGCGTTCTCGCTTGCAGGGTCCTTTGGTTTGTCTACGTTGGTGCTGTTGAGCAAATCATCGATGTCACGCACACCAATCGCTTCATACATGCGGCGATAGGCCTCATACATGTTGTGCATCTGAGGAGCGCTTTGCGCCAACTGCAACTGTGTTTGCGCCATGGTGATGCGCTGGGCCACAGAGAAGATGTTGGGGTCAGAAACAGGCAGAACATCGACGCGTTTGTCAAAGTCCTTCTTCTTAATGAAGCGGCTCTCGCCGGGGACGTCATACGGATACTGATCCGGCAAGAATTCGCCAAAACCTTTGGCTAAAAGTTGGAATTCCAACTTCTGGCTGTAGTGCATGCGCTTGTGGATAGAAGACATGACCGCGCTGCCCTTCTCAAGCAGTGCAATCGTCGTTCCAACAGCGGCGTTTTGGTTGCTGTCGCCCACTTGCATGTCTGTGATGCTGGCCAAGCGTCTGCCTGAGTCCACACAGGCACCCATAAGCGCAAACAGCGTCTGGCTTGGCTCTTTGTATGGCAAAGGCAGGATAGAAGCCTGTAGATCGGCTCCGCCCACGTCAATATCGCGCCATTCACCGGGTGAGAGTGGCACGTCATCGTTCATGATGCGCGCGCCCTTGGCTTTAAAGCCTGCAGGTAGGTTAGACAGCGTTCCAGAGTCAATCAACTGCTGTAGGGCAGAGGTAGATGTCTTTGTCAGGCCGCCAACAAGGTGCAAGAAGCCTAAACCATAGGCACCGGGGCCTTGTACGAGCAAATAGTGGATGTAGTACTGCTTGCGACGATACAAATCATCGCCTTCAGACCAGTTACGACGCACACCGACCACGTCATTGGTGGTTTCATCGACTGTGACGATGTAGGGCAGAGCAATTCCTGTCTCTTTACCCTTTTCATCCTTGTGCTCAAAGCCTGCCAAGTCCAAATCAACTTGGAACTCCAACAAAGTCATCTCTTCTTCTGTTGAATTGGGCTGAACGCCCACTGTGCGGTCTACTTCCTTCTTGATAATGCTCTGTCCGGCTTCACCAGAGGTGGTTGGCAGGGCTGTGTCGAGATATTGGCCACGGACTACCGCTTTTTGGTAGTCGTTGGTGGACATATAGACGCGGTGAGTGATACGTGAGCACTCACTCATTACAGAAGAGCCGTTATATGGGATGTAGAGGTCGTCAGGCAGCACTAATTGGCTGACCATGCGGCCTTTATTCTCGTCGTAGTAGATTTTCTTGAATGCAGAACCGCCGTAGCCGACGTAAAACAGCATCTGATCAAAGTCAGGGGTGTACTCTTCCATCACCGTAGTGATTTGGTAGTTCATAAAGTTGCGAACGCGCTCTGCTTGCGCTAATTTTTCGCGTGTTTCTTTGCCCAAGACCTGTGTGCGCACTGGTCCTTCGGCTGGCATCAACTCTTTGAGTGCTGTGGACTGAAATTGAACGATAGATTCGGTTAAAAGTGGGTGAGATACGCCGCAAGCGCCCTTAAATGGCTTGGTGCGCTCCTCAAAAGTGAAGCCTAAGAGCTTCAAGCCCTTGCCATACTGCTCTTCCCACTCTTTTCTTGACGATTTATCAGCGTCAAACAGCGACATCAGGTCGCCGGACATGGTTTGCAGGACTGATGGGTCGATAACTTCAGCAAGATTGCTATCAAACGGGACTTTGTCGTCCTCTTTTTCGCCTATTTCAACGGTTGCACCGCCTTCATCATCGATTTCTACCTCGATATCAGGCATTTGAGCGTCTGTTTCCAGTTCTACGCTCAGTGCTGCGCCCTCAGGCAGGTCATTGTTTCGTTCGATAGCCATGTGTGTTCCTTA